CCAGCATCCCCCCCGCAGATTTCTTCGACAGCTATTCAGTGGACCCGTGCGTAGTCAGCGACTTCGATTCCAGTGCTATGGAGTTAGCTGACGACGTAAGGCCCAATTTGGTACAGGTCGTCGTTAATGTCTTACCTACAATTCTTCAGATTTGAGATGACATTGCGACGACTCAAGTTTTAGATGGAGTGCATGCGGTGGAAGATCACCTTATCGAGATGGTCGAGGTTTCAACGGGAAATTTGCCCGCTGATGACAAAGTCGCCTTAATTGACGACTTCCTTGATTATTGCGACGAGATGTTCGTCCACTTACATGCTGACGATGACTCTTTATTTGAGATTTTCGTTAGCTATGCAGAAAAAGAGATAAAGTGCGTATTTGACGCAATGCAGGAGCAAAGAGTTATTGCAGACTTGAGTGAAGCCAACAGAACTATTTTTAGAACTGTGCTCACTAGTTGGATCGCAGGATTGAATCAGGAGGACAGTCCGATCGAGTATGGAGACAGAGGTGACACCTTTTATTTCTTCGTCGAGAGGCATCTGGCCAAGCTCTACGCCGAGAAGCACCCAGAAAGGGAAAGTGACCTGAAATCACTTACGCTTCGTTTGCCCAGTGAAGACTGGGAATGCAGCTACTGGAATGTAGCTTACGGCTGGGCTTTATCCTATGAATCAGAATATTCAGAACATGATTCTAACGAATCTGATGATACCGAATCAGAAGAGGAAAGATTTGGAGGTAACGGTGACCTCCCAGTAGAACCTCTCTTGGAATCAGAATTCGCGGACATTTATGGATCAGGAAACATGTTCAGTCATTTTGACAAAAAGAAAACACCGATTGACAAAGTAAAGAAGGTAGGATCAAGGCACATGATCAGTCTACCGAGTGAAGGAAACTTATGTGGATTTTATTCACTATTAGTTTTCTTCAAACCTTTTACAACATTTGACGAGGACGGAGCCGAGTTAGACGTTGAACAACAGATATGGACTTTGCAGGAGTATTATAAGTCCAACCCACATTACAATCAGGCAGAAGGAGGAATGTCATCCGAATTCCTTCTATCTGTGTGGGACAAATTAAAGATTCCCCACATGCATTTATCGGATTATAATGCATGAATCCAGAACAGTAGGTTGTACAAACACAAAGTACCAAGCAGCCAGTTTCTGGTATATGACAATACTCACATCGGGATGGTTTTGGCCACAAAAGGCAAAACCTGGATACAGAGCATTACATATGAAATGATCGTTCCATTACTCAGCCAGCATGCTACTTTTAAGGCTAGAGCAGCAGAAATGTTGCCCAACACCGAAGAAGTTAAGCTGAGAAAAGCAATAAATAAGGCTTATAAGGAAAAGCCACAAAAAGCAAGCACAAACGTCTTCTTCTACCTACGTAGAGGTGAGGTTCCAAAAGGACTAAGCCACGAAATAGATGAAGTGGACAACTTCAAATGTTACAAGATGGTTTACTGTCTGCGTAATAACTTCCCTTGGGTTGATCGAACGGTCCCCAAAACTTTCATGGGATTCCATATCCTAACTTCTCTTTATAAACAGAACTTCCCAAAACTCTGGACTTTCACAGAGGCCAAGGAAGTTTCTGCTAAAATATATTACCCTTCTTCTACTTTTCGACTAGGTGGTTACGACCCCGCCTATAATACTACCTCCAAGATAGTTTCTCGCTATCGTGGTTCCCGATTGGTTCAAGAGAAGGATTATGTCCTTTTCAAAACCGCCTCTTCCCGTGCTCTACGCGAGTCTGGGGAGAACTTTATATTAAATTCTCACGATTTTCATCCTGATAACAGGTTGAATACTTCCGAACCTTGTACTGCCGAGTTCAAGGTACTTCATACTTCACCTGAGACTCGAGTCGAGGCCTGTTTACCAGACCACGCTCCTCCCATTTTCTGGGAGAGTCTCAGAACTCTTACTTCGCTGTCTAGTCAGCAAATTTCGATGAAAACCACTAGAGATAGTGGTCACAGGTATCTTCGTACTTTAATTAACGTGTTAGTAGCTCGTTCTATGAACGAAATACGTACTAATATTGTTAATGACCCCAAGTCATGTCATTTGATTGTTGATTTAGGGGCTAAGTATGATAAAAACTTCAAGATCTTCGAGGAATTACTTTGTCCTATCGTTGCAGAGCGACAAGAAGATGGTAAGTTTAAATACCGAGTGGATGAGGACCAGAGATATTTAAAATCTGGTATCCCTCCACAAAACTCCCGCTACGCTAATGTAGTTTACTACCCCGTCAGAATGGATAATGGTGATAATTATGACACCAAATTCCATGCTCTGAAACTCACTTCTTATCATAACATGATTGATAATGAGCTTCATGCTATCCGCGGAGCCCATGTTGATCACACTCCGATTCAGGAAATTAATATGGTTGATGTTTGCAACCTCTATTTTCCCAAGAAGAACGTCACTGTACATTATTTCGCTAATGACGTTCATTACTATTTATACGACTGGAGTCCATCTGATCAAAAATATACAAAAGATGGCGTTACTTCCGAATTAAAGGGCATACATTATACTTCTGGCCTTTTATTTCCTACTTTACCAGGAAGGGGTTATCATGCTCCTTTTTCTCAAGCCGTATTTCACATCGAGGGCGATACTAATTTAATAGCTCCCGGTAGTGATTGTGTATGGCAGAAGGTCGTCATGGAGACGAAGCGATCGGGCGAGAGTTACGAGCATTATAATGTCCTATTGAACTCTTGCGATACTTTGATTGACTTCGGTTTCATGAAAATCTTCTGGGATTGCACTATGTCCAATAACTTTGAAATCGTCAGAGTTCCAATGCCTTCAAAAGCCGTATTTTACGGCAATCCGCAGCAGGCATTTGGTAAATCTGTTCTTGAAAAGATTCAAGAAACTTCAGGTCTCAAGTTTGACCTCAAGAATTCCCATCCCTTCCTCACAGACGAAGATTATTCCCTCACTATCCATAGGGATTTAGTCTCAGTCCCAGGTAGGATCTATCTTTGGGCTTTCTTACTTCTACTTTTCTTTTTAAATTTTACTTTATTCTTATTTTACTACTTCACCTCTTCGATTTCTACCAGATTTAATACTTTCATTTATAATGGTAGCATTACTTTTGATAATTATTTATCTTTTACTTTGTTTAATTTTACTTTTATATTAATATTTTCTATCATAAAAATAATCATCGATTACTTCATTGATGAACCAGAAGAGTTACCTTACTATCAACTCTTCTTGGATCTCAATACGGATTACAATCTTGTAGTCAGTGACAAATATGCCTTGTCTCAACGACAATTCTTCGAGAATCAGAGGAGAATCAATGCATATAGTCCTGCTTATAAGAGAATCATACGTTTCGGAGGCTATCAATCTAACTTCGAAATTACTCCCGCTTTTAAGAGCAGTGAAATCCGTGAAAACTTGGTAGCCGATCTTCAAGATCAGGAAAATGACCAAGCTGTGAAGGAAAACAAGAAGATGATGAAGCGTCTTGGCGATCTTACTCCTACTACTTTGACGGTAGAATCCGATTATTATATGGATAAACCGTTCGCCAAGGAACAAATTACTTATTCTCCTGATTTGATTCAGGAGGATTATTCCGATTACTTTTCTCAGGTCGAGGCTGCTTTGAGCACATGGTGTGATAACAACCATCGATCTGACATTTCCGATACCACTACTCATGTAACCAAAACCGGTTATAGTGTATTATGTAGTGAACTTCCCGTTGTTGAGTTTGAGTGGTCTTCAAAATCTCAACATAATATATTATCTGCTTTGTTCTCAAGGCAGTTGGCCGCTCACCAACGTCCTGATCCGATTCACGTTAATAAATTCTCATCAATGTGTGATCGTTATTGGGATCACTTTTTCTCTAAAATAGAACCAGCCAACTTACTTCCTTTTAATTTTAAATTATGGCTGGATACTAAAGACGATTTTTCGAGAGGCAAAAAGCGGAAATATTATCAATCATATCTGAAGCAGAAATATGCAGATGATCTTGTCGCTCGAAATGGAGATGTTGTCTACGTGGGTTGCTTTAAGTCTATGGTGAAGAGTGGTGAAGTTTACTTTGCCACCGATCTCCAAAAAGATGATAACGGCTTCCTGCAAGGACAAGATTCCCGTCCCCGCAATATCAGTGTTCCATGCACTGATAGTTGCGGAACTCTTACTTGCCTCCAGAGTTCGCTCTGGTCCGAAATCAAGCGTATCGAACCTGGATTTATTCAGGGTCTTACTAAACACGATATGCTTGATACTTTTAAAAACCATATCTCTGTAGATATGGTATCCATAAGCTTCGACGGCTCGGCTTTTGATTCTTCTCAAAAGACTCCATTACTCGAAGCGGCTGATAATAAGTTTTGGGCTCGTATGGAGCCTTATATATATAAACTATTAGAAGCTGATGGATGGCGCAATTCTCATGAGCAAGCTAAAAGAATCGTTTTAGAAGCTCAGAAGACTAAACTGGAGATGTTTACTCATTTTCCAGGAGCGCAACTACCCAAGATTCCGAATAAATTAGTCAATAAGTTGAAGAAATTCACTGTTGGCAAAAAATATCAGAACCATGACGAATGGTTCTGTACTCCTCTTGACGGAACTGTTTTCTCGGGTCATCCGACTCGTACCACTTTAGGAAACACTTTCCGTTCTTTACTTTATATGTATTATTATCTTGAAGAGTCTGGGGTTAAAGAACCCTGGACAAATCCGAATCTTTTCGTTGCTGCAGCTGGAGATGACACTGTCTGTTGGGTAAAACCAGAGATGGCCGATTCTTTGACTAGTAGCATTCTTTCTCTTTCATCCCGAACTAAGAAATCAGGTATGGTTGGTTTAGGTCAGTGAATTGAGACGGTTAAGCAATCCAAATGGTTTGATATCGATTTCTGAAGTAAATGGAGTTTCGTACATGACGAAAACGACATCAGCACTTGGACTTTGACAAGAGATATGAAGAAAGCTTTGTGTACTAAACAATTTTACGTTAAGAATAACAAGCTTATCCATGCTTACCCCCTCATTCATGCTGAAGCCATGTATACCTCTGTTCGTCTCGAAGAAACTTCTAGATTACTAGAAGCTATTCTACTTTGGCGGTGTGCTAAGACAGCAGCCGTCTGTCCGATAAAACTGGATGCTAATTTATCATCTCGGTTAGTTAACGATTGAATAAGTCGTTATAAAATGCATTATCTCTCAAATGCAAGCGATGGATATCTTCATGAAATGGCCATGAACCACAGATTGGGTATATCCTTCGGTACTCTGTATACTCTAGTGTGAGATGAAGCCGTTAGTGGCTAGACACACTTGTAGACCTTGTCTATATACTTCTTTCTATCTGCCCTTGTCTTTGACTAGGAGAACTTATCC